CATTATAATCGCTCCAAGTAAACTCATAGGTATTACCAAGATAGACAATGTTACCAGACCGACTCCGATGATGGAAATGACCAGAGCAAACAAGAGGAAATTTGTCAAACTCTGCAGTATCCATCCCATGGTCATTCTTATGCCCACGATACATTTCAAAACCTGAAAATTCAAAGTGTCCAAATACTGCTTGTGCATTGCTTTTCTTTACTACCTCCATAGTCTCTGAATAATTGCCAGAACAAATCCATGGAACAAGCAGTAGATTCTTTCCGTCTAATCTGATTTCTTCTGCTTCTGAATATGTAATGATATTCTCATACTCACGGAGAAGAAGGTCCAGAGAGTTTACATCATTAGTATTCTTGAAGAAAGTATCGTGATTACCAGCAATCATATGGACATCGATACCCAAATCACTGGTTCTATCAAAGAAATACTCGCGACATTTCTTCAACGTATTATAATTTATAAACTTGCGCCTATCAAATACATCACCCAAGTGAATGATAGTCTTGATACCATCTCGTTCCAGATGAGGGAAGAATGTTTCCGTGTAGAACTTCGCAAAGAAGTTATCAAACGGAATGGAATCTGACCTAGCACCAAAGTGAGTGTCAGTAATCAACGCAATTTTCATGACTTTAGAATTCCAAGTAAAGTATTGGTCTGGCTAATTGCATCATCAAGAGCATGGTGATGCGTATCATTTTCACTCGCACGAATCTTAGCATTGCTTAGACCCATGAGATTCATAACGGTTCGATAGCACATGATGTTACTGTAGCGCCAAGGATAAACAAGACCGACAGCATAATATGCTGATTCCAGAATAGTGATATCAAATGACGCACCATTGCCCCACGGCATTACCTTGTCTCTGCCAATCCAGTCAGTAAAACTTTGCAGTGCATCCGTAAGAGGTAGTTGGTCGGTAAGAAGTGCGTCTCTTGCTGCAGGGCTTTGCTGCATCCACCATTCAATGGTAGACTTATCAACATGAAGCCCTGCAGTCTTACAAGATTTAGCATCAATGTTACAATAGAACTTATCGATAATACCTTCACCGATAGTAAACTTGGTAGCACCAATAGAAAGAATGGTCGCATTGGCTCTTGTCGAAAGAGTTTCCAAGTCAATCATTACATGAACGGTATTAGGTTCAGTTACTTTCATTTACGCTTTAATCCATTATCTTTTGCATATTGTGCCAACGCCTTATCGCAATAGTCCCGAATGTTTTCAATCGTGACCATGTAGTTATGTCTGATATTAGACGGCGTTGCCTTGTCCTGCATACTATCGACCATCTGCTGGACGATGGCAGGAACAATTAGTTCCTTACTCATAATTTACCTTATTTTTTATCGGCAACCGGCGTAGGGGTTGCAGCATTAGAAACATCAGGAATTGCTTCCTCTAGCGCCTGTTCGGGGTCGGTCTGTTCACCATCAGCAACTCGCTTTAGTGCAATCTGACCATTACAAATCATATAGTGCTGGCCTTCGCCTAGCTTCGAAGATTCAAGATAGATGCAGCCCGCGTTCTGTACCGAAATTGTCTGCACTTGTTCGCGATGTTCTGCCACATTAGAAAGAACAGAAACCAAACCCGTGCCCGCAACACCGAGCATGATAAGCGCGAACCAATTATCGGAAAGAAATCTCTTGGCCACAGGGACAGTCAGAATGCGTGGGGTATTTTCAATAGTCATAATAAGCCTTTCAATTAGAGTTATGTTTACATCTTACTCTAAATCTAGTCCCGAGTCAACAGTTTTTTGTTTGTCCAGATATTTTGGTCGGCGCTTAGGAATATTACTGACCTCGGCAGGCTTATCAAAGTCTTCTACCAGGTCAATCGTCTTTTTAAGATAGTCGATAAACTCATTACCATAATCACCGCCATCGTGGTCTTGCGTGATTAAGTCATGAACATCTAGATTGCGGATGTATCTATACTTCGCAGCCTGTTGCTTCTTCTCTTTCGCAATACGGCGTAAGAAGGCATAATACGTAATCTGTGTGAAGTAAGCAAAGGGATTCTTAGACTTAGCAGGATCGAAGTTATCGATGTAAGTAATGCAGTTTTCAATGCCATCAAGAATCATTTCCTCACGATAGGTATAATTGATGAAGTTAGATTTATATGCCAAGTGGTTTGCTATCTTAAGGAAGCATTCACCTAGATAATTAGGCACGCGAGGTTTCTTACTACGGTCATAGTCAGGTTGAGCTTTGGCCGCCAACACCTGTTCTCTATACTCTGTAATCTTTTCTAGAAACAAAGCGTTATCTACGTAGTGGACATTATTTTTTCTATTCTTGACCATTTGGCCTCCATCATGATATATTTTGTTATACTACATTTTTTTGTATATAGCAACATTTTTATTGAAAAAAGTATTTACAGGTAGTGATTCTTGTGGTATAAGAAGAGTGTAGCTCTTCAAGAATAACTTCAATTAAGTAATCCTTTGCTTCTTAGTATTCTTGCTTGAAGCATTTCCATCTCATCAAAGTCTTCAATGTCGTTGACTGGCTCGGCCGCATCGTTGCCGATATACATGAGGTATTGCTGTAGCAGATTTTCTTTTAGTGAACCCGAGGTGAGTATCTCCCCAACACCCAAAAGAAAACTTTTATCCGGTGAAATTCCAATCCAGGGCTTCAAGAGAAATGTTTCTCCGCTTACTCCCTCGTGAGTTACTTGAACCGGGACAACGGCAATCGGGTCATCTACCCAATAATTATTATCATCTGCTTGGCGAACACCTGCAATAAGTGTTTCGCCATTTTTTAATCTTAGAACAGTCACATCGGTCATAGCTGTATTCTCACCAGTTTGTAGTTGAAACCTTCTTCATTATATATCTTAATTCTTTCCACCATATGAGAAAGTGTATAGTTCTTTCGGCTCTTCCATGTTAGGTCATCCCCGATGTCAAATAGTCTACACATTGCTTTGTCTGTACCCTTTCGAAGTCCTCTACCAATAGACTGTAAATTTCGGATGCGCGATTTGGAAGGTGATGCGAAGATAACATTGTGAAGATTTCTTATATTTATACCCGTTGAAAACGTGCCGTAGGACGCTATGATGATAGCGTCTTTTTCTTTTTCCGTAATATCTCTAATAGCTTCTCGCTGTTGCGTATCTGTTCCACCGTGAACAAAGAAAACTTGGCGAGTATCTCCAACCTTATCATTGATTAAATCATACAAAACTTGGCCGTGCTTTTCTACAAATTGGAATAGCACAAGTGTATTACCGTTTTGAGTGGTAGCTAGGTTCTTAATAACATTGTTGCGCTTGGGGTGAGTAACCAGCCAGTCCATTTCTTCTTGATATGTGTAGGTCTTTAGCGCCTTCTTTTCTTCGTCGGTGTAGTCCAGAAGAATGCAGTGAATATCAAGGTCAGCCACTGAGCCTTGGTCCATCAGTTCTTTAGTCGAGATAACTTTTTTAACTTTACCAAATAGACCCTCAAGAATGAGTTTGTGCGTCTTCATTCCATCTAATGTTCCGGTGGTACCGATGCGATATTTTGTGTTGACGCATTTATCAAAGATAGATGTTAGAGACTTTGCTTTGAACAAGTGCGCTTCATCGCCATAGATTACATCAAATTCATCAAAGAATTTTTTCGGTAACTTGTAGATGGACTGCCATGTGGAAATTACAATGGATGCTTCGTTTGATTTTTCATGTCCTGCGTAAATCTTGGCGCAATTCTGAGATACGTACCAGTCAGTGTGTGATGCGTAGTCTTGGAAGTCCTTATACATTTGTTCAACGAGTGATGTCGTGGGAACAATGATAAGTTGTTTGCGGCCAAACTGTTGATGGTAACGCATTAGCAGATAGATGATGAGAGATTTACCAGATGCGGTAGGTGATAGTAGCAGTGTGCGACCGATGCGAATAGCATACTTAACCGCTTCTAACTGGTAGTCTCTAGTCTCAATCGGTTTATCTTGGCTGTGTAAGTTCAACGATTCCGCAAACTTCTGCACATCCTCTATAGTGACTGGGTCCCCGATACGTTCCATATCAACGTCTACGGTATAGTCTAGTCTTTCCGCAAACTCTCTGAGATATGGTAATAGGCCAACATAGAGTTCTTTTGTCCAGATATTGAACAGTCTGGCTTTACCGTCCCAAAGTTTAGCGCGATACGTTGGCATGAAACGTGCACCCGGGACTTCAAAAGTGAAGTAATCATTTATTTCTTGTGCAATACCTGGGTCACAATCGACCTTCAGATGCACTTCATTTTTCTTGGAAACAGTTAGATCACTCACATTAGTCCGTTTGTAAATTTAGTCCATTCAATGGCATTCTTAATATCCCATGTTCTACTATTTAGTGAGCGTATAATTTGCTCCAGCTGGTAGAGTAGGGCTTTTACATATTCC